TCCAGCATCTCACGAGCGAAGCGCATGAACAGCTCCATCGTCGGCTGGTTGGCCGCCATCCACTGATCCGCCTTCTGTCGCAGCGTGGGTCTCACAGGTTTTCCATCAGCTCTTGGATCGTGACCGTGCGCAACGCTTGCTGCGCGTCGCTACCCTTCGTCCGAAGCTTCTTGTCGATGAGCCGCTCGATCGTGTTGCGAACGATCGGAACCTGCACGTTGACGGTGCCCTTCTGCCCGAAGCGATGCGCTCGATCCTCGCCTTGGCTGTTCATCGCAGGGGACCAGTCGCGTGTGAGGAAGATCACGTCCTGGCATCGCGTCGCGTTCCAGCTCTCTGCGATCTTCACCTGACACAGTAGAACATCGAACATCCCGCCTTGGAAGTCGGTCACAAACAGGTGCTTCTCGGCTGCGCTCAGGCCACCGTGCAGCACGCGGGCAGCCATACCCATCGCAAAGAGACGCTTCTCCAGCCAGAAGAGCGGAGCGTTGAAGCGCGAGAGCACAATCGGAGCTCCACCCTGCTTGAGCACAGAGACGATGGTGTCCAGGAGCCAGACGATCTTCGGGCTGCTGGGCAGCATGAGCTCGTTCGGCCGATCGGGGATCTTCTCCGCGAGCTTCAGGGAGTCCCCGAGCTTGCTCATCAACGGGTCAGGGATTCCACCGACGAACCCGCTCGCGATCTGCTCGCATCGCAGCGCAGCCTCAACCGCGGTCTTGGCGCGCGGGGCCCAAATGGTCAAGGTCTGCGCTGCATGCGTGGGCCAAGCAGCGTTATCGATGAGCTGCTGAAGTTCGATCTTCGCGAACTCCTTCATCTTGTTGTAGAACGAGAGGTGATCGCCATCAAGCTCCAGCTCGGGGAACGTGTGGACCTTCGGAGGGAGATCTCCGACATCGCGCTTGAGTCTCTTGATCGCGAAGGTGTTGACGATCGCGTTGAGCTGATCGACGTTCTTCGCGCCGACCACCTTGCGAACATCGCGCTTGCCGAACCTCACCACTTGGATGGTGAGATGCCGATTAGCGAAGTCCCAGTAACCCGTCCACGTGCCCGGCCGGATGATCTCGACTTGCGTGAACAGGTCGTCAGCCATGTTGCGAATCGGTGTGCCGGAGATGCACGAGGCGAAGCGCGCAGTGTATGCGAGATCCAGCGTGCGCTTGGTGCGCTCTGCATCCCTGTCCTTGACGTAGTGGCTCTCGTCGCACAGCAGCATCCCAGCCCCGACGAATGCCTTCAGGTAGGCCCATTGCCCGTCGTTCAGGTGACGCAGCAGGTCGTAGTTGATGATGATCGCGACGTGTGCAGGATCGGCCCCGTCGTTGCATGCGTTCTTGATCTCAGCGAACTGGTTGGCCCGTTGCTTTGGCGTGCCATCGATCACCAGGACGTGTGGCCACTGCGGTCCTAGCGTGAGCTTGAACTCATTCTCCCAGTTGTATTTCGCGGACACAGGGCAGAGCACGATGCAGCGAGCCACGTGGCTGTCTAGCAGGGCCCACAGTGCGGTGCTGGTCTTGCCCAGGCCCATCTCATCTTCGAGCAGCACGCGCCACCCGAACGCTCGCATTGCCTCCACGCCGGCGAGCTGATACGGCCGTGGCTTCCTCTCCGTAGGGCAGCCGGTTGGCTTCATGCTGTGCGGACCCTTCTCCAACGACTCCCGGCCCAGGTTGAGCTCCAGGAGCAGCAGGTCGCGTTTGCGCAGGGCTTCAGGCGTCCATCGCAGCTCGGTAGCGCGTGACTTGCTTGGCAGCAGGATGCAGCTCGCCCAGGCTGGAGCGTAGTAGGTGCCGCTAGGGTTGCGCTTCCACCCTGGCCACTCGTTGATCGCAGGAACAATCAGCTTGCCCGGTGGCCGGATCAGGAAGCGTTGCGTGTCGCGGTCGTAGTCAACTTCGAGGATCATGGCTTCTCGAATCTCCAGGCGGCTGGCTCGCCTTCGATGAACATCGTTACCTTCCACTCGTGTCCTGGCTCCAGCTTCGCGAACAGCTCACGGTTAGCTGTGTCCAGGCTTCCAGTCTGAATGCGCGTGGTCTCGTAACAGCCGCACACACTCTCGGTCACCACTTCGTAGCGCATGCGCGTCGGGATCGCCATCGGAGGCATCATCGACTGAGCCTTGTAGTGTTGATCCTTCATCGCTGTGCCTTCCACAGCGCAACCATGCGGCGCACGAAACTCAGCTCCGAGCCACTGCTTGGCGTTGCGAGCCCTGGACGGATGAGATCAGCGCAGGTTTTCGGATCGTTGCGATCCTTCGTATCCTCGCCGTAGGCTTTGCCCACTTCGAACGCGAGACGATCGCTCTTCTTATACCACTCATCGAGGATCGTGCAGGAGCGGTAGCCAGAGTTAGCAGCCAAGGCTGCGACGTAGGTAATATCGTGAGCGTCGTAGGCCGCGATCGCAGCCTCCGTGCGCGACAGATCGGGTAGGTCTTTCATGCGCGTTGCAGTGCAGCGAGCTCGGGCTCGGAACTGGGCCAGCAACCAATGTGGTTGAGCACGTCGTGACAGAGCTCAGGGAAGTGAGCTAGTGCGTAGTCAGCGAAGTCCGCGGGAGTCTTGCCGCTCTTCCTGAAGAGCTCGCAGTAGCGCGCGACGATGTTCATGCGAGCACCTCATCGCCGTGCTGCCACCGCTTCTCGGTGGCCACCTCGTGAGTGGTGCCGCGTGGCTTCAAGTCCTGAAGGAAACGCAACACGCGCTTCAGTGGCCATGCTGTTCGGATCGCCCCAACGTAGGCATCGTCCACGTAGAGGTAGAGTAGTCGTTGTTCCATAGGTGAGTGTGTGTGTCCCCGCGACGATCTTACTTCGATGATCGAGGATCGTCAAGCTAGGTGACAAAAAAAGGCCCGTCCTGACACTCACGACAGGACGGGCCGGCACACTCAAGCTATGGCGCGGTTTGGGATCCGCAGCGGGAGTGTAGCACGGATCTCTCGCGACGCCATCTCTCGCGATCCGCTTGTGCTTAGGTCGTCTCGCGTCGGGACAGCCGGCGGGGGTCACCCGCCGCGCTTCTCCCTGAGCTTGTGCTCCGCGAGCCTACGGACCACGGTCGCGATAGCTTGCGCGAGCGAACAGACCGGCTCGGCTCCCTTGGTCCAGAGCGTTACGGCTGGCATGCCCTGCGGGTAGGCTCGAACGTGCGCACCATCATCGAACAACGCGACCACGTGAAGCGCGTTCTCCGCGGATTCTGTGCGAGCTCGCAACGTGTTCAAGTGGTCGAACACGTGAAACGGCAACGGGAGTAGCCGACTCATCGGCTCCCCCGTTGCGCTTGCTTGATGATGCGCGAGACTTCAGCCCTGCGGGTTGCACGCAGCAGCATGCCCGCGCGTTCCACCATCAAAGCGTGGTCTCGGACGATCCTCTTCAGTTGCCTGATGCGGCGCGCGAGCTCGCGCACCTCGCCGAAGAGCGGGAGCGTGCCGTCAAGGTCGCGTTCCAACCGTCCAGCTAGTTGGTGGTAGCAACCGACTACGGCAACGCAGTGTTGCCGGTCGGCACCTTCCTGGAAGGTCGCAGCTTCGATGCGAGCGTCGAGGTTATCGAGGATCGCACGGGCTCTAGCCGCGAGCGTGTCCCGTTTCCGCCGGAAGGGGGGGCGACTCACGTCGCCCCCATTCCCGCGAGCTCCAGCGCGGCCGCTTCGGCTCGCTCGCGCACTTGTGCTCCCGCACCGAACCACGTCGAAGCCAGCCGGGTCTCGGCAGTGTGGCCGTTTTGGTGGTCGCTGTAGTGCGTTGCCGCCATGTAGAGCCCGAACGGCGAGACGCCAGCGGAGTCGGCCCCTGGCCCCTTGTGCACAAGCTCCCACAAGTGCGACTCGGCACGCACTTCCGGGAGATCCGCGAGCGTGCCATCCTCACGGTGTTTCGCGACGACAGCCGGCGAGCCGAACACGATCCGAGCGTATCGCGAGACTTGCCGCGCGAGCTCTTGCGAGTAGGGTCGTGCAACGTCTGTCTTTGCGAGCTCACGCCAAAGCAGGGCTTTGGCTTCGAAGTTCCGGCTTTCCAGGGAGATCGTCTCGCGGACACCCGCGAGCGTGTTTGCTGCGGCCGCAGTGTGCCGCACCTTCCGGCTCGACGCGCCGCGCTTGTCCGCTTGCCGGTTTGCAGCGGAGAGCGTGTTCCAACACACAACGCGAATAGGCGTGAACGCGACCGTGACCGCGCGCGAGCCATCGTGTGAGTTCGACAGCAGCAGGTAGGGTGTTGCCACGTCCTGCGGGTTGCGTCCGACTTGCAAGGGCTTGGTGGCGATGCGTGCCAGGATCCAAACGTGCCGGCCGCCCTTCACACTGCCCGCGCTTTCGAGCTCGACTGAGCCATCGGCGCACAGCGGATCGAACCAACGGAAGGCATCGGTGTTATGAAGCGGGCAGTATCGCGTGCCGACCATCCCCAAAACGTCGGAACGCAGGGTTCCGTCCTTTTGGTGGATCTCGCGCACCATCGCGCGAGCGTCATCGCAGTAGAGCGCATCCGAGAGCGGAGCGGCTGCGATGCCGTTCTTTTCCGCGAGCTCGGGGGCCATGCCGGGCATCGCGAACACTGGCGTCAAGTTGACGTGCCAGTCTAGTTGCGACTGTCGGAGAGCTTCCGCAGTCGTTGGTGCCTTATCGAGCACCGTTGCTAGGCCGTGCCATGCTTGCTCGCGCACGACGAAGCCTGATTCCCAAAAGTGTGCCATTGGAGTGAGTGTCCGTGTCGTTTGTGGTTTCGGCCCCCTGGGCCATCGTCAGCGAGCTTGCGTCCGAAGTGGACAAGGCTCGGACCACGGTCACTAGTCCGTGGTGCTCCGCGGGTCAGTGGCACGCATCACGTCTCTGATGCGGTCTCGCATGCTTTCACTGATGCACGCGCACAAGTGGACCACGTGCTCGGCACGCACAATGAACCGCGCGCCGCTCTGGAGTCGCACGACAAGGCGAACCATCGGGAACGCGATGCCGAGCTGTCCGGCTTGCTGCGAGCTCAAGCCAACCTGTAGCGCGCGACCGAGCTCGCTGTCCGCGGCTGGCTCTTGCGGGACGTTGCCGTAGTGCGTTGTTGACGGGGCTGCAACTGGAGCCGGGCCCGTGGGCACCTTGCCCGGCGGAATCAGAGACGAGAGCGGGACCGGCTGGCCGTTCCGCAAGCCCGGCGGGAGACTGTTCTCCAAGCTCGGGCTGGCTGGCGCACGGCGAGGCGGATCGGAAGGCATAGCCGCCGGCGAGTAGTCGCCGGGCTTGGTAGCTTGGCCACCGCAGCAGGAGACGCGACCGCGGCCGAACCATCGGGCCGTGGTGCCAGCGGAAAGGGATCGACCGCAGTCGAAGCAAGTTGAGTCGAAGCGGAGAACTATCGAGCGTGCCATAAGTGAAGCCTCGTGAGTGTTGAGGGTGAGTGTCAGTTGAAAGAACGAACGGAACTAGGCTGGAATGATAGCACGAGCTAAGGCTAAGTGTCGGACGGGACAAGATAGGTGCAACGGAAGTAGCGGTAGCGTCGAGATAGAAGCGGGACTATCTAGTGGTCGGGGCAATTGCTTCCGTAAGTCTAGTAACGGCGAGTCACTAGGACGATTGCCTCAGGTAAGGGAATTGCATTGAGCCATGATCGGGTGAGTGGATCTTGAGAACGGAACGCATAGGTGAAGGGAAGCGCGGCGCGAGCGGGTGAGCTAGTTGTCTCGGCTGAAAGGAGCGTTGTCAGAATGGATGCGGCGTGCCGTATTCCATTGCATCCGAGCGCAAGTGTTGCCCGCGGCTCATGGTTCACGCGCGAGCGTATTCCCGCGCGCATGGCGCGCAAGCTCCCTTGTCATCGGGGCTTCAGGTGTGCGAGGTGCGGTCGGGCCGGGTCCCATCGCGTCGTGGGGCTGAATGAGGCACCCCCTCACCTCCGGAAGATTTCCCGCTATTTCCCCGAAAATCCATTACCCAAGACAGCAATTGATCCCATAGTCCAATCTTTCTACATATCTCTATCTAGTGCTATTGTGTGTGTGAGAGAGAGTGTGTAGGTGGGGGTCACGGGGGGGGGCGCGCACAAATCACGCACGCACACGGGGCACTGGTATAGTTTCGTAGGAAACCTTGCACTATCCTATGGATGTGGTAGACTGCCTGCATGCTTCCTCTGCTTCCGCCTCGTTTCGAAGGGATGCCCGTGATCCAGGTCAGCCCGAGTCTGTGGAAGGAGATGAGCTACGAGATGGAGCGATTGCACGAGCTCGGGGCCTTCAGCCAGGGGTGGATCACGCCCGAACGGTTCCTCTCGGTGCTGTTCAACCACTGGCTCCAGAAGCCGCCTGGAGGCAGCGAGCTCCGAGACATGATCTCGCTGCATCCCGGTAACGGCCGTCCTTCGTGGAAGAGGTGACGCATGGCTGTCTCCACCACAGGGGTTCACTTCGACAGCCAGCTTCACGAGCGAGTCTTCAGGCTGAAGGAAGCGATTGGAGCGGTAGTCAACTTCCAGCCGAACTCGATCGGCTTCCAGGTGATGATCGCTCTTCTCGTAGACTGGTGGGCAGAGCAGACCCCGGACAGGAAGTGGATCGAGGATCGCCTGGAGCAGTATCCAAAGCGTGGCAGGCCGCGGAAGAGCTCGGCTGTGGACCTGGAGCCGCGCGTGGCTCTGCGAGCCAGGACAGCCAAGGGGCATGAGCTCTTCAACCACAGCCACCCTGGCAAGCCGAGACGGTATGTATTCTGCAAGCGATGCTCACTGCACTGGGACACAGAGATCGATCCAGACAAGCCGCCGCAACCCTGCCCGTCCGTTGCGCCGTGGAGCCAGGAACACCCGAAGACCTGGACGAAGAGCGAGCTTCGAGAGTTGAACTTCGAAGAGGACGAGATACAGTGGGCGGCCGAATGAGCGAACCACTCGAAGCCCCATCTCTCGAATCCACCACCACCCCGACGAAGAAGGTCCCCCAGCGCGGACAGCGAAAGCGCGTCCTGGACTCGGCAGACGGCGACTACTGCGTCTACGAGATCATCCCGCCGGGCAACAAGTTGCCCAGCGGTTCGTTGATCCCTGTGCCCAAGGTGCCGACGTTCAAGGACACGCAGGCGGCGTTGAAGTGGATCCGCAACGACAGCGGGGATCTTCTCGCGGGGAAGCAGGTCATGGTCTTCAGGGTGTGCGAGGTGCTCTCGCTCACTGTGGTCCAGAAGCCCACGGTGGTCATCGCCGCAAAGCCCAAGCGCGACACGAAGGAGATCCCCTCCAATGGCCAGGAAGACTAGCCCACCGCCGGTAGACTCAGCGTCACCGCCGGAGCCACCGAAGCTCTGGACCCCGCCGGCGAAGCTCTCGGATGGTGTGAAGAAGCTCGCTGTCCAGCTCTTCATCGAGTGCTGGAAGTCAGGGCTCGCCGGCGAGAAGGGCTTCAAGCTCACGCAGACCGAGAGCGTTTACCGCCAGTGCATCCAGGCTGCGCAGATCATCGCCGATATCGACTCACCGACTCCACCAACAACGTAGATCGATCATCATGCATAGCGACACCCGCTACGGGCCGAGCTCCATAGTGCCACCGCAACGCATCATCCAAACGGAACCGATGCCTCGCCATTTCGGATCTGATGTGATGCACGTTCGCGAGCTCGCGTCGAACGTCTCTGGAATGGTGGCTACGTTGGCGCAGGCAGTGACGGGCAGGTGTCCGATGCCGGAGCCCAGCCCGGTCAACCTTGCCAGTGAGCAGAACGCGAAGCCGTGTCTCGGTGATCTCCTGATGTTCGCTGTTCGAGAATTGGAACAAGCGAAGATCATTCTCGAAATGCTACACAAGGAAGTGACCTGTGGGTGACGGAACGGAAGGCGTCGAAGAGAATCAGGTGCCGGCGATAGGGCGGGTGAGTCCGTTGACGCCAGCACAGCGGTTCTTGGAGAAGGTCGATCGACAACCGTTCAAATGCTGGCTCTGGACCGATTCAGTTGGGAGCAACGGCTATGGCCAGTTCAGGTGCGATCGATCGACGGTGACGGCACACAGGTTCATGTTCGAGCTCGTTTTCGGGGAGATTCCATCAGGGATGATCGTTCTTCACTCGTGCGACAATCCTACTTGCGTGAATCCAATGCACCTCCGGCTCGGGACGCATGCAGAGAACTCACAGGACATGGTGAGGAAGGGACGCAACGCGACAGGGGCCAAGCTGACTGTGGAGCAAGCCAAAGAGATTTGCGCGAGTAGTTTCGCGATCAAGAAGATCGCTGAAGACTACGGGATCAGTGAGTCGCAAGTCCGTAGGATCAAGGCAGGGCAAAGCTGGCATCATCGATGAGCTACGGCGAAGACCAGGAGCTCAAGGACCGCGTGCTCTTCGGTCTCCACTTCCAGGCTACGGACGTGGAACAGCGGGAACTGTGGATGACGCTCTCGATGACGCAGCAGAGCAAGGAATGGGGGACGCTCAGGAACTTGACCAACATCGTGGTCGCGCGCCAGAAGGATCCCTGGGTCATCGAGCTGGCTGAACGCATGAAGGCCGCGGACACTGCCATGACGAAGCTGTGCTACAGGCTGATCGGCGAGATGATCGCGGCTCGATCCTCTTGACAACTGACACTAGGTCTTCGAAGATCACGCCCCCATGAAGTCACGCCGCGTCATCCTCTCGATCGAGTGCACCACCGTCCTCACGCACGAGGAGCTCCTCGATCTCCAATCACTGGTGTTCGGCCAGATCCGCCGCAAGGACATGCTGGACAGGAAGTCTCGATGGACCATCAAGCGCGAGGTTCCAAAGTGGCTCGGTCACGACGTGATGGGGAAGATCGAGCAGGTCCACGTCAACGTCATCAAGGAGAAGTCTAGAAAGCGATCCCAGGCTACCCCGGCTACGAAGCGTCCGACCAAGGCCAAGTCCGCTCGTCGGCCCCGCGCTACCAAGTCCAAGCGGTAGAGCTCTGGCTCGCCGAGCTCGTCGGCGAAAAAATCACCTGCCGCAACGCTGTGCTCGCTCCCTGGATCGAGGAGCGTCACGGCCGCAAGGCCGCGCGAGTCAAGGTCACTTGCAAAGGCAAGCGCGAGAACCACTTCGTCCACCGGCTTGTGTGTCTGGCATTTCACGGAGTTCCGCCGCCGGAGCTCACGGACTGCGCGCACAAGAACCACGACTCGCTGGACAATCGAGCATCGAACCTCGCTTGGCAAACGCACTCAGAGAACGTCCAGGCGAACTGGAGCGAGGAAGCGATCGAGCGCAGAATGCGTTGGGAGGATGACTGCGAGATGGGTCCGAGCTACAACGGGCCCGACTACCAAAGCGAAGTCCCCTTCTGATGCCCAAGGCGAAAAAGCCACCACCAATCGCGAACCCTGCTGCACGCGCACAGCTCGAAGCTGCCGCGAGTGCAGCGGGGCTCACGGTTGAACAGCTCGCTGACCTTGTGTTCGAGAGCGGGGTCTCTCCTCCGAAGGCCCCGGACGGCGTGATCCAACGCTACACGCTGAAGGAGCTCGGGGAGCGGCTGTGGGGCACGATGCAGACGACCCCGCGCGACGAGCGGGCTGCGTGGTTTGCTGCGCTGGTGCCGGTGCAACAGTCGGCCATGATCGCTGTCCTGCGCGACCACGGCTTCCGTAGCGAGACGATCGCACGCGACCTGGGGATCGGAGTCGATCAGGTCATGCGCCAGTGGAACATATACGCCGGCCGCCTGGGCGAGCAGGTCGTCGGGATCCGCCTGGACACGATCGCCGGCCAGCTCCAGCTCGCGAGCGAGAAGGCGCAGGAGATGGCAATCCAGGCCGGAGATCATCGATCATACTGGCAGGTGGAGCGCGAGAAGATCGAAGTTCTGCAATCGATTGGTATAGTGGACAAGGCGATCAACAAGACCGAGGTGGTCCACAAGATCGACGACGAGCAAAAGCAAGAGATCGAGAGGCTCTACAAGCTCCGTGACAAACAATAGCGCAGAAAGATCGAAGTTACTGAACTCAAGCAGTTGGAGGACAAGGGTGAGTCGCTCCCTGTCGAGGTTCAGAACGTGGATTACGACGACGACGACTAGGCTGCGGAAGTGGCTTGGCTTCAAGCTGCTCTACAACGTCCAGGTCGAGATCGAAGTCCGGCACGGTGCGCATCGAGCTCGCGTCACCACGCTGTGGCGCGGTCAACTGCTGCGCGCAGAGATCCCGGTGAACACGAAGCCCGCGGGCACGAGCTCCCCGCTCGGCTACATCGCACCGGCCAGTGAACAAGAGATCATCGATTCGGTCACGGCCAGCGAGCCGTGGGACCCGATGGTCCCCGACCAGCCCGAGCACAAGCGCGGCAAGGCGTGTCCGTTCTGCGGGCACACGGAGTGGCAGCAATGATCGACTACCACATCCTGGCGATCACAGCCTACACGGGCAGTCGGAAGCTCGTGAAGATGACCAACGACATGCTCACGCGCTTTCGATTCTGCGCGCTTGAGATCATCGATGATGTCACGGTCATCGGCATCAACAACAACGCCGATGAACCTGTGCAGCGAACGCTGCTGGACTGGCATGCGTTCAACGAAGCCAACGAAGGCTTCGGCCGCGCGATCAACATGGGCATCCAGCGCGAGATCTTCGACCCGCCTGGAGCTCCAGCGAGGAAGCCCTACACGCATGTCCTGGTCCTGAACAACGATCTTCAGTTCCCTGACCCGAAGTGGCTGCTGCACCTTGTGAACGAAGTTGAGGGAGACCTTGTTCTCTCGCCGACGACGGACATTACGGCTACGAAAGATGCTGTAGCAGATGGTCCCCAGGACGCAGCACCTATCCGCAGCTCGCAGGTAAGTGCGTTCTGCTGGCTCGTGCCGGTCACGACCATCAAGAAGATCAGGAAGAAGTTCGGCTGGAACCTCTTCCACCCGCAGTTCAGCAACTACGGGTCGGACGACTGCACTTCGGCGGTTCTTCGATCACTGGTTTCCAGTAAACCATTCAAAGTAGTGTGTCGTTCCTTCGTCAAGCATCTGAAAGCACAGACAGCCAACGAACTGGGCGTTAGAGCCGGTGATCCGGAAGTCCTTCAGAGGCTTCGAAACTTCAAGCGAGTGCATAGACTAACATGAAATGCATTGATGGAAGATCTGTTCTTCGAACAGCGAGGATGACGAAGAACGGAAAACAACTCTGCGTGTCGATGTGGGCATCGAGGATGAAGAGAGGTTCCATGACGGCTGCTAGGCACGTGTGGGAGGAGTGCTTTGGCCAGATCCCTGATGGGTTGAACGTCCTTCACAAGTGCGACAACCCAGTCTGTGTGAATCCTGAGCACCTGGAGCTTGGAACACAGAGCAAGAACATCCAGGATTGCGTGAAGCGCGGCAGATACGTGGTCAACAAAGGGCAAGCCAAGATCAGTGCTGGGATCGCTTCTCGGATTCGCGCCAGCAATCTGAAGGGCAGGGAGTTAGCCAGGATCTATGGGATCAGCGAACAAGCTATTTGCGATCTTCGAAAAGGACGGACCTGGAAGCGATGAGCCACAAAGCCCAGCGGGACTTCTGCGAGCAGGTGAAGAAGGCACTGCCGGCCTACTTCAAGGACGCCACGGTGCTCGACGTTGGTAGCCAGGACGTGAACGGCAACAATCGGCACCTGTTCGAGACCAGCGCATACCTGGGCTGCGACATCGTTGCCGGGAAGAACGTGGATCACGTAGGGCCGTGCTGGACGGTGCCGAAGATCCTGGGCAAGTTCTCGGTCGTGATCTCCACGGAGATGCTGGAGCACGACAAGGACTGGCAGCGCAGCATCAAGGCGATGGAGGAGAGGGTGGCTCCTGGCGGCCTGCTACTCATCACCTGCGCGACGACAGGGCGGGGGATCCACAACACGGAGCCGGGGGGCTACTACGGCAATCTGACCAAGGATCAGGTGCTTTCGGCCCTGGATCAAAGCAAGTGGGAGAAGATCACCACTGCGATCAACAATCATCACCACGATCTCTACCTATGGGCAATCAGGAAGTTCCCGCCGACGATCTGACGATCGTGATGGCTGTCTACGGGCAGCCACTCATGCTGAAGAAGCAGCTCGAAGCGATTCGGTCTTGGCCAGGGGAGGTGCGCAACCACGTGACCGTGGTGATCGTGGACGACTGCGGGAACCCTCCGGTGGCTGTAGGAGACATCGCGGCCTTCGCCGACTCGCTGCTGCACGAGGCGAAGCTGCTGCGCATCGAGAAGGACATCCCGTGGAATCAGATGGGCGCGCGGAACCTCGGCATGCACGTGAGCCGTGGGCACTGCCTGATGATCGACCCGGACATGGTGTTCGACGGTGAGATCATCATGCGCATGAGACAGGCAGCGGCGAAGCTGCGCCGCGGGCACGTGCTGAAGTATGGGCTGAAGCACGTCAGCAACAGCAAGCACCCGATCGACATGAGCTCTCCGAACACCTTCCTCCTGCACCGCGACGACTTCTTCGCGGTAGGTGGCTACGACGAAGACTTCGCAGGCCACAAGGGCTGGAGCGACTGCTGCTTGCAGGACGTGTTGCGGGCGCACTACAAGATCGAGGAACGACCAGACCTGTTTGCGAACTTCCACGGAACAGCTAGCATCCCGGACGCGATGGTGATGACCCTCGATCGCAGCGTGAAGCACAACCGGGCGATCCGGCTGAAGAAGGTCGCGCAGGTCAAGGCTTGCGGCGGCTGGAAAAAGTGGGTCAAGCTCCACAAGGGGCCCAACCTCCGATTCGAATGGAAGCAGCTCTACCCGGCACCCTAGCCAACCTGTCGCCGGAGGAGCTCAGGAGCTACCGGCTGCAAGAGGAGGCGGCCTACTACAAGTCCGACGAAGGCTTCCTGGACTTCGTTCGGGACAGCGGAGCAGCTCCGGACGCCCAGCAGTATCCGCACGGAAAGGGCGCGCATGAGATCCTGAACTGGAAGTGGAAGCCGGACCCGCAGAGCGATCGCGGCCTGTTCACCTACAAGCTAGTGCTGTGGCCACGAGGCTCGTTCAAATCAGCGGTCTTCGATGTTGGTCTGGTCTGCTGGGAGATCGCGAAGAACCCGAACATCCGCATTTGCGTCTGCTCCGAAACTGGCAAGCAAGCCAAGAAGTTCGTGAAGCAGGCGATGAAGATCATCGATTCGCAGTGGTTCCGCGAACGATTCGGCGTGCACAAAGGCAAGGACTGGAAGGAAGGCAGCGGAGAGTTCATCAGTGCATTGCGCACGATCACGCACGCGAAGGAGCCGACGCTGCTGGCCGCGGGCTGCGGCGAAGTCTGGACCGGCTCGCACTGGGATCTCATCGTCATGGACGACGTGGTGTCCCAGGAGAACACGAAGACCGTCGAAGGCATTCAGACCACGTGGCACTGGTTCGGCGAGATGATGGCCCAGCTCGATCCAGGCTGCCGAATCCTGATGATCGGCACGCTGCACCACTACGCGGATCTCTACTGCACGCTGCTCAAAACGAAGTCGATGCGGGATCTGTTCGAGGTGTCGATCCACGCCTGGAAGAGCTCGGATGGCTCACTGTTCTTCCCAGGACGCCTCACCGATGCGTTCATCGCGGCGCAGAAGGCGATCATGCCTCCGCGCCAGTTCGCCTGCTACTACGAGAACAAGCCAACGACCGATGACGAGAAGATCTTCAAGCCGAGCTACTTCAGGGTCATCGAAGATCGAGACATCCCGAGCCACGTGTGGACATATATCTTCACGGACTGGGCCTTCATCGCGGAAGAGAAGAAGAAAGGCAAAGCGGACCGCACGGCGTTCTGGATCGTCTCGCTCGACTGCAACAGGGCGGCATACGTGCGAGACTTTTACGTTGGCCGATGGAAGCCGTCTGATTCTGTGCGGATTGCATGCGACCTGTGGAACCGCTACCAGCACCTTAACCTGAAGGCGATGGTGT